TACTGGTGAGCCGCCCAGCCCTTCTTGTAGCCGTTCTGCTTTCCGATCTCCATCAGGTTTTGATACCAGTGAGTCTTTTCTTCTTTGCTGGCAGGTGCAGGCTTCTTGATCTTATCCAGCCGGGTCAGCATCGTGCTGTCGCTCTCCAGTGCTTCGGTGATGGTGATCTCGTAGCCACAGGCGCAGCGTAAGCCCTGCATTATCTGAGAGCATCTTGGGCATTCGTTGATGGCAGCTTCTTCTTTTTCTTTTTTCTCAACCTGATTAGTCTCTGAAAATTTCTTTTCATTCATATCCAGATCAGAAGGTTCCATCAGGCCAGCAAAACCGAAACGCTTGGTATTACCCGCATGGTCCAGATAGATTGCATATTCTTTACTGTCGTGTATTCTTTGGATACGGCCTGCGCGTTGCTGATAAGCGATAGCTGACTTCGTGGGTGAGCAGTCTATCAGCACCCTTGTCTGGGGCGAGTCATAGCCCACACCCAACAGCTTTGAGCAGGACAGTATCTTGAACTCCCCGGCCTCATGCCCAGCGTAAAGTTTCTGCCTTTCCTTTTCTTTGGTGTATCCGTCAATGTGCTTTGCCGGGATGCCAGCCTTATTGAACATCTCAACCAAATACTTGCTGTGCTTGATGCTGGGGCAGAAGGCGATGGTCTGGGCGTTCTCACCGTGCGCCAGCCAGTTCTTGATGATGTCCCCAGTAAGCCCTTCCTGTTCTTCTTCCGTCACCCTTGCCACATCGTCAGGATGGTAGTCGGATGAGCCTGTTTTAAGCGCTTTTGAGCGCAAACCCCTGACATCAACACTTCTGCCACCGTAGTACCTAACGGGCGCTAAATAGCCCTTTTTGAGCAGTTCTTGTTGCGATACTGGCACAACCATGTCCTGCCAGAGTAATCCCATGCCTTTGGCGTAAGGCGTGGCTGACAGGCCAACGTAGTACATTTTCTCTCCATCCCATGTCCGTATCATCTCGACAATCTTTTTGCTGATGCTGTGGCATTCATCAACAATGCAAAGGTCGAAGTCCAGCTTATCGTAGCCCCGTCTGGCAATGGTCTGCATCGAGCAGATCTGGATAGGTGCTGCCGGGTTAGCGAGCCAGTGGTCGGCCTGCTGGACCCCGTAGTCAATGCCCCATTGGTCAAGCGCCTCAATCGTTTGCTCTATCAGCCTAATGCGGTCACAAAAGAACACAGCGCGTTTTCTTAAACCAGAGTCATTTACAGAGTCCTGCACAGACTTGAGCATATAGGCTGCCGTGTGCGTTTTTCCGAAGCTACAGCAGGCTGCCAGTAGTACCCGCTTATTGCCAGCCCTGAAGCTGGACCGGATCATGTCAATTGCTTTGGTTTGATGTTCTCTAAGTTGCATTATTTTCTCCCGAAATTTTAGCCACAGTTGTCTTTTTGAACCTTAGGGACACCCCTCAAGTTCATTCAAAGTTCAGAGCCTGTACTCATGATTGCCAATTGGCAGAACGATCAGCATCCATGCAATCTCGTCAGAATCCCCTTGTGTCCACTTAACCTGCTTTATCCATCTGACAATGGCTGTCAATGGCGGTCGGTTCAGTCCCGGACAATCATGATTCACGCAAGTTTACCGCCCTGCCGTTGGTATACCCGTCAGGCGGTCAGTGGTGCATATAGGTAAATTTCGATTGAATTAGCACAAGATGTTGTGTTGGAGCGTAAAAGAAGGGATAATTCACCCATGTCGGGTTCCTAATCTTTTGCTCTTCCTTCAATCGGGATTTAGGTATCTGCAATACCACCGACAACTACATCTTACACCCTTCTCCCGTTGGATGTAAAGTGTGAAGGGGCATTCTGGAACTCCCGCCAGTCTAAGCCCCTTTTTTTATATCTTTCTTTCCCTTCCAATAGCCTTGTCAAACCCCCTGCACTGCGGGCAATACCAGCCCACTCTTACCTTATCAATCGCGTTGATCACCTGCTGCGCTGTTGAACCGCACTGGCATTGTTTTACTTCCATCTTTTCGATCTCTTTTTGCATATTGAAATAATTCTCTGAAAATCTTTTATTGTGTAATTCCGGGGGCGGTTATCTTGCTCGACATTTTCCACTTTTTCAATGCCGATGCGAGAAATAAGTCCGATACGATAGTCAACAATGTTCCCGGATAGATACCGATTACATTTTTTGCACTGCTTGTGGCAGTTATGGGAATGAAATGCAAGATGGGGCGCAGATCCTCTGGATCGGTAGTGACCAGCGTCAGCATCGCCACCATGCCCTGAGGAGTCCATATAAGCCCCGCAGGAGATACATGGCTTCCCCCTATCCCTTACCCTTATGTACTTGTTAAAAGCCTTCTGAGCGTCTCTCTGCCAATCTGAGCGCGTCTTTAGCTTTTCTCGTTTGATTTTAGCTTCTTTGCCGACCACTTTCTTTGCAAATCGCTTTGCCCGGTCAGTTTTCGCGTATTCAGCAAGATGCTCAATCGAGCAGAAGGATTTCAGGCTGGAGATGATCGCATCAGTCTCTGGGATCTTCTTCCTGCACTGGGCGCAGCGTCTTGTTTTCATCGAGTTCCTTGATCGCTAAAAAATACGGCCTGACAAAATTGCGGTAAAACAAAACCTCAAGAGACACCAGCAGGTCATACTGTTCTTTAAGTTGCTGCCTACTCATGCCCTCCAATCCGTTCAGTAGCTGGTCTTTTGCGACATGAACCGCCTGCATCAAATCCTGCTCAATTTCCATAAACCTCTCCTGTCCTGTTTTTCAAATAATCTTTCCACGCTAACTGCGTTTTTGTTTTCGCCTTCCACCGGGGGTCGCTAACCTCCGGAACGCTATCCCAAAAATATTCGCATATTTCAGAAGCCTCATCATTACTTGGCACCCACCCATTTTCATCATCAGGAATAATTGGCACACAAAAACTCAAAGGAACCGCCCGGTGCAACTGAATAATATCTGCCGCATAAGGATCGCCAAACTCATCAATAGATATAAATATTTCTTCCCATGTCTTTCCTTCCGTGTAACCTACCCATCTAATTTCAATATTCCCGCCAAATCTAAATAATATTCTCATTTCACACCGCCACAAATGACATTTCAAATGACTCAAAATTTTTCAAATCATCGACAAACATATACCTACAATCCACCTTCTCGACAAAGCCGTCAATATTGTCACCCTCACGCGCAACGAATGATTTCCTGCCGCGCCAGAAGTCTTGCTTGTCTTCCCAGCCAAGTAACCAGATCCTGTCATCTGACAGGTAGGTGAACACATAGGTGTCTGTGTCCTGATCTCGCTGCGAAAGTGGGACACGGATCATGTAATTAGGTTTAGGCTTGCCAACTGACTTCTTGGTCTTGACATCAACCCGGCTACTCATAACCTCAAAATCGTGATCAAAAGAATCTTGGGCAACGTAATCAAAGCCAAGCCCCGAATCTATCAGATACCGACCGAAGGCCAGCTCACCGATGGTCCCGGCTACCTGACCCTCCCCGCATTCTTTTATCGTGGTTGAGTTGAACTTCTCACCCGTTGCCATTTTCTCGGCATGGTCACGCCATTCTTGTTTTACAATATAGTCGATCATTGTTCTCTCCCGGTAGGCCACGGCACTGACACGCCAAACTTGTTCGCTAAGTGCCTGTTCAAGACTTCATAAACTTGCACATATTCAGATGTTGTTGGCTCAGTGGTTGATTCTTTTTGAACCATTGCCGCCTGTATTGGTCGCCACAGAAATTCTTTTGCCAAGTCAAGATTCCACGGTATTTCCACTTCAGGCTTTAGCACTTTTTTCATATCCCAGCCAGCGTCATTCAGTTCGCCAGCTACCTGACTGAGCCACAGGTGCATGGCATTGTTCTGAGCCTGACTTCGCTTCTTGCCGATTACCCATGTGAATGTCACATATTTGTGATCTTCAAATAACTTTTCTGCGTATTCTAAGAACTGATCTTTTGTGAACTCGCTGTTCACCACCCATCTTCTCCCGGTAGTATCCATCTTATTTTCCCGCCAAGTCGTATACAGTGATTTCCAGCGCATCAGCTATCTTCACTGCCAGTGATAGTTTTACGTCCCTGCTCTTGCTGACCCAGTGAAACCTCTGCTGTGACATGCTCAATTTTTCAGCCATGTAGGAATGCTTGATCCCCCTGTCTGACAATATTTTTCGTAAATTTTCACCAAAATTCATAAGGTACTCCAATTGCCCCCCGAAGGGGGCGTTAGTGACTAGAACGGTGGGCTACTCAGATCAAGATCATCGTCAAACGCTGGCGCTGGCTTTGAAGACTTTGCGGGCATTGCGTCTTTGGCGTTTACCGAAAATGACAGCTTGGGGGCTTTGGGATTCGATCCGTCACCGCGCCATGCTGACACCCAGTATTCTTTGCCTTCAACATTTAAGCTGCCAGTAAAGTCAGGATGTTTCTCCGTTGCTTTCTTTTCGTTAGTCCAGATAGCTCCGCGATTGCTGTTGTCGTACTCACTCATGCTTCATCTCCGTGGTTGTAATATAAGTATTTAACTTGCTGATTAATGGCTTTCAAGCTGGCATTCCATGCCACTATCCAGACCTGTTGAATCGCTTCATCTTCGTCCTGCCACCGAAGCCCAGTGGTTTGTTCATAAACATATTCAAGCATTTCCATCTTATCCCGCCATAAAATCGTGTGCTGATTTTTCAATTAGCTCGCAGGCCATCTCAACCTGTTCTGCTAGCTTGTCGATGAACTTTTGATCGCGCTCAACACGGACCAAAAGTAGCGTCATGTCTGGGTGATATGCGAGAAAGTCGCACCAATCCCTGTCCGTGATCCACATCTGACCCTGCACCTGCGCAATGTACTTGCTCGGCAGCTTGTTGCCTGCCCGCAAATAACTGACCATCGTGTGCGCCATCGGACACTTTATTTCGAGAAGCCCGATACCGCCAACTAAGCCGTCAGGTGAGCAGCCCGCCTCTAAATCATCGTGCTTGCAAAACCCGATGTCAAAAACAGATTCACCGGACACTAACTCATAAACTTCTTTTGCCAATGGCTCCAGATCAGTTCCGCGCTGCATCGCTTCTGACACATAAACGCTTGCCTGTTTTCCCGTGATTCTTTCGGCAACCAGTTCATCGATGTATGTCATAGCTGTTGCTGATGGCTTGCCCGTAGGTGTAATCAACTTGTGAAAGCTGGACGCGCTGGGGCAACCCAGACGCGCCTGAAACCAACCTTCTGTTCTCTGCTCGTGTTCAGTGACTCGCATTGTCAGCCTCCATGCGCTGTAATTTTTTCTCAAGAATTGACACGGCGTTCTGATACTGACCAGCGGTCATCTCAGATAGAGAATTGACTTTGAAGTGTCGAGTAAAAGAATCGTACTCAGTCTCGCTGGCCTCCATCAGATTAACAAGATTATCAACCTGATCTTCTGTCAGTGGCTTTTTGAGTTCAGCCGCCTCTGGCGCGGTGAGTTCTTCATTTTTGTAAACGTGCAAGCCTAAACCCAGCAACGAACAACATTTGACTAAACATCTCATGCGATTGTCAGATATTTCCCTGCTATTTGGATTTATAATTGCTTGGTTCTTATGATTCATCACAGGCAACCACATTGTGCGGACAACCTTTTTTTCTGCATCGGTAGAGCAGGTAACTGTGATTGTGCAGGAAACTTCCATTGACCCATCAGGAAAGACGGTTGATTCGTTAAAAACAAATTCACTGCAAGGATATACATCCATCAGTAATTGCCAAGCATTTGCCCAAGACAGGTATTTTAATCCGCCCTTGAGTTCTATGAACTCGGAACAATTGATGGCACTCAGATTATGCCAAACGGCATAGTGGAAAGGATTGTTGCTCATTTAAATACTCCCGTTGTTGTTTGAGGAAGTATTATAAACACAACTAATTAGAATAAGAAAGGGTTTTATTTATTATAATTGCCAGTTTTTATCATTGCGCATATTTCAATGGCACGATCTTTGACCTGTGATGCCCACTTGCTATCCATAAATTCGGCAGCAGCGAGATCATAATCAGCTTCAGCCATTGCAGCCAAGGCGTTTTTAAACTTGAGTAGCCGGGGTAGCCCAAGATTAAACGCTAGATCTATCATAGCGTCCCTGCGGGCTTCGTTCAGATCCGAGAACCAGTTGAACGCGGCTCCGAGTTCCTTGATCGACCTGTCAATATCGTTCTCAAGCAATACGTCAATTTCATCATCGCTCAATCCCAGCCCGCCGTCAGGGTCGATATTTCTACCAACTCCGACAGTTATCTTGCCGCTCGTGCATTTGTAGGCATGGGTTTCTACGCCTTCATGCCTGCGTAGCATTTCAGTTAAATTACTCACCGGCGTCCTTCGTGTTAGATGCGCCAAAGTAAAAACTAATGATTGCGCTGGTAGTACCGCCCAGCCAGCCCAGCACCAAATTGATAATTTCTAATGGATTGTCTTCTGGGTCCGCTACAGTGATCATAAATATATATCCCAAGAATCCGGCAACCAGTGTTATCGCAATGATGCGTGGTGTCCAATCTCTAGCAAAGTATTTCCGAGCATCCTGAACGTCAGCAGTCTGTAGCGCAAAAAGGTCTACATCCATCTCTTTCATTTGAGCTTCAAATTCAAGCTCTTGCCGCTTGATCTCAGCAAGTTGATCTGGCGTTACTTCTTGCATAGCCTTTTCAATTGATCCCGCAGAAGGCTCGCAACCGAGAACACCAGCAATAATCTTCCCGGCAGCACCACCCAGTGGACCGCCCATTGCGGCACCGAGTGTAGGAGCAACAGCCCCTACTAGATTCTTTATCTTCAAAAATTTCATTTCCAATCCCAGCGATTTCTATGCCACGGACAACTTACCCGATTGCTACGAGAACTATTAGCAGGACCGCCACGATTGTTTTTACGCCCAGACAAGAGTCGCAGCCACCGTGTACTAATTTGCCAATCTTTTCTAAACCTTCTATGACCTTTGCTTTGATCTTCTCCATTACTTTTTATCCTCTTTGTTATCCAGCTTGTTAAATATACCCGACAGCATTGACTTAATTTCCCGTATATCTTCTCGATAATCGTCCTTTTTAACGAAATCCGCATATAATAACCTTTCTAACTGTACCTGATCGTTTCTCAATTTGTTGATGGCATCGTAAACGGACCTGATCATCCAGCCACTTAGCATCATAACTACAGAAAGCGCTAAATTAAATGCTATTTGAAAGTCCATTATTCTACATCCATTGGTAAATTCACTATTTTGAGATCAGGCTTATCATCAGAGTATTCATTTATGATAACCAAGAGATTCTCAATATCCTCTGGGGTGTACTGCCCATCAGAGTAATATAGAACAGTTAAAATAAATTCGGCAACGCCTTTCACATTATAACCTCTACCCGCCTATTTTAGAATCAATCTCATGGTATTCACGGGGGATCTCGTAGGTGTGAGTGATCGCCTTCCCGCCAGACTTGCGATAGACGATCATATCCATCACAGATGCGGAGCCGTAGCCCTGACCAGAATGCCATGCGTCAGGTGGCGCGAGACAGCCATGCTTCTCAACGATTACACCGTTGTCGCATTCCTTGACATCTTGGTGATGGAAATGACCTACGATCCAGTATTTATGAGTGGTCTCTGCCCATGCCTTCGGCATATCTCTCGGCATAATGTTTGCCAGCTTCTCTGCCTTAACTTTATCTCCATGATGGATTGCGATCAGATTTGCATGCCATTGCAGATAGTGGAAAAAGCCCTTTTGTGGGACCATATTTACCCGTGGCTGTTTTGAGTAGTACATCTCTAAGCACAGTTGTATACCTATTGCGCAATCTGAGTCATGGTTACCACGGGCTATCACTACATCAACCTTTTCAAATTTTTTTGTGAGCATAGTGTCGATTGCGAAGATCAGGGTGTGAGCCGCTGACCGCATAACATTCTCGTAACGTGTATCCATGTCAACAGATGTGCCACGAGTGGTGGTGGAGTTGGAGTTATCGGAATGGGTGTAATCACCGACACTGATTAGCAAACCATTCTTTGCACTTGGAGCGCAATCCACCAGAGAAGTTATCGCATTTTTGATTTCTGATGTCGCTATATCAACATCGAAATCGCGGCCTCTTGTCAGGTCACCATCGGCCTTCATGCCAATGTGCGCGTCACCAATAATAATTGTAGGTAGCAGGTCGGGATCGTATTTTACTTTCTTGGGTTTTGGCTTAGCCTTTGCTGGCTTAATTGTGTTTGCCAGTTCTTCAGCGAAAGCCTTGAACGCCCGCTTTTTATCTTCAAGTTCGGCTCTGGTCTTTATCCAGACAGTGTTGCCTTCTTCATCCTTCGTCAGCGTAGACTGACCAATCAACTGCTGACCGGGTGGCACGAACCGCGTGTTGTCGGAATGCTCGCTCCAGCCGCGCTGTGATGCCCGCAGGACCAATTTATCCAACTCGACATATATATTTTGGTGAGCAATACCGAGTTCTTTAGCTGCATCATATACCGAATGGTTTTTGGCATAAGCGGCATAATACTCGCGCTGGCGCGGTGTAGCCTGAGCCACATCCAAAAAGGTCGGATCTGTCGGGTAAGTCTTATGAGCTGGCATTATTGCGCCTCCGCAATCATCGCAACGATAGCGGCTATTACACCGCCACCAAGAGCAAACAGAAAAACAATAAGTGCCAAATCCATCGCATCTTTTTTGGCTAATTCCTGCGCTCGCTTTTCTCGGAGACGCTGATTCTTGATAGCCCGCCTTTCGCGCAACATCTCGCGGTAGAACTCACCCTGTCCAGAGTAAATCAGAAACTCGCGCAGTTCATTTTCCATTTCCCGCGCTTTAGTCTTTGCGATAGTTATTTCTAGCGCCTGTGACTCGATGCTTTTGCCCTGCAACAGTTTTTTGGCGTAGGTCGCTGTCTCATTCTCGATACTAGCCTGCGTGATAGACTCGTTGGCATCCCAGAACTTGCCAAGAGTCTCGCCCATGTCCTGTAGTTCTTTGCCTTTTTCTAGCCCCGTTTTCAGGGCATTGAAAGCGGAGTTGGCAAGACTAACTGCCGCCATCACTTCTATCATTTTTTTAGCCTATAGTGATGATAAAGCTGGGAAGTCGTCTATTTCTATATCTGGGAAATTTGGATGAATAGTTATGTCTCGCAAAGCTTGCCTATAATCCTTTATTTCCTGACTTACAAGTTCTCCGTTTTCAATAGCTCTAGTCACCAAGTAATCGCTTTGCGCAAGTTTCATGTCTCTTGTTAAACGCACCCTTGCTTCTTTTTCTTCAACAGGTGTTGAATCAACTGGGGGTATAAACTGCCCATCAACATAACTGTAGCCAACACTTCCCTCTGTAGCCTCTACAAGATTTGGCATTGCGTCAAGAGAATCTACTATAATGGTGTTTACCACAACGCCATTTTCAATAATATGTGCTTTCATGCTCACTCCACTAATACTCAATTATTATGCAACCTTGTTTTCCGTTACCGCCACCTGCACCTATCGTAATGCTTAGATTTTGACCAACCGTCAATCCAGTTAGATATTTGATAGCCATTGCCCCGGCTCCACCGCCAGCATAAGGCCAATTAGAACCAAAACCATAAATACCCCCCGCACCTCCGCCATAGGTAGTTGCGGCGGCATTGCTTCCATTTGCTTGACCACCTCCCCCGCCAAGGGGTGAGTCTGCGCCTGCTCCGGGGCCGAAGCTGCCATAATAATTTGCTCCGGTAACACCATCAGAAACACCACCATTAACATTTAAGTCACCACCAGATGCTACCCCGCCGACCCCACCTGCATTACCCTGATTACCACCACCCGCTCCGGGGCCACCTCCAGTGGCAGAGATGGTTGATATTGTTTCTGTTCCAGACGCAACGGTAGAAGTTCCACCAGTACCGCTACCAGAACCACCGCCACCACCTACAACAGTTACCCTTATGTTTTCAGACGGAATAGTGTAGGTTGATGTACTAGTCACAACATCCATACTGGTGAAGCCACCACCACCAGTATCGGCTACTAATGTGCCAGTAACTTCTAGCCCACCATTTATTACAGTATTACCGCTTGCGTTTGTGGTGAGCGCTTTTGACGCTTCAGATTCGCCCGGAGTCGTTATATTAAGATAATTTAATTCTTCCGCTGTGGATGTTAAACCACCTGCTACGTTGGCAAAATCTCTGGTTTTACTCATATCTGTATCCATCCAATAGTGTTGTCTTCTTGATACGCGTCTTCATCCCAGTACGCTTCACCTTCAGGTTTAGGCAGCGGCGCATTCCAGACAAATGCTGTGCTGTCATAAGTCCAAGAGTCGTATGGTGACTCGTCAGGGCTTTCAGGCAGTGCGTTATCTGGGAAGCCAGCCTGTGCAGGTACATCACGTAGAGCAGCACGGTAGTTCTCGTAGACAGTCTTGTCGTCAGTTGACAGTGGACTATCAGGGAGAACTGCCCAGTCTGTTTTAGACAGCTTGTCGTTGCGCTGGTTTCGCACATTAGCTTTTTTGTTAATTAGTTCGTTAGCTATAGCTTCGGCAGGGCGGTCTATTACGCTGTAAGTCTGATAAGCAACGCCATCGCGTACCTCTATGACATCTTCAATAACCTTCTCGGTAGCTGAGTCATAGGCTGGCTTGATGTCGTCTGTCAGTCTGACCAAGTTGAAAGAGGCCAGTGTCGCGTCACTGAAAGGTAACGCAAATGAAGTGTTAGGATTGGCTTTAACTACTTGCCTTTCACTAACCACTGTCTGTGTTTCTGTGTTGTAATATTTCATTATCTTACCTATCGTGCGTTACTGTATTTAATATATTCAGCGGCTTTTTCTATAACTTCCACATCATCGTTTAATAGGCCAATGGCTTGATTGCAATTTGAGCAAAGAATTCCACGTACCTCCCCAGAAGAATGACAGTGGTCTATTGCAAGCCTTCTTCCTTCCTGTTCTTCTGTTTTGCCGCAAATCTTACAACCATCGCCCTGTTCTTTTAGCATCTTTTCGTAGTCGTTTAATGTAATACCATAAGTGCGTCTTATGATTGCATCCCATCTGTCAAGACCTGTCCAGTTCCAAGAACGATAATTATCGCAATCTCGTGAACGCACGCCCTGTTTTAGATGCTTTGCATTACGCAGATGAGTACCACCACATGACTTGCATTCACATTCGTAGAGCAACGCACCGCTCTTTTCGGTCTTATCTGAAATGCCTGATACTTTGTACATCTCATCTTCATAACCTAAATACTTTGGCGCATTCCCTATTGTTATTCCTTCCCTACGTTCCATATCAACGCCCCACGGAATACTTAAACGGCATTTCTGCGAATGCCATGTAGATGTATGTAGCACCTGTAGTGTTAATAGCACCCCCTGCATACCTCAACTTGAAGCCGTTAGCTGTGTAATCAAATAATGCTGAATCTGTTGTTTCTGCTTGTGAAAGGTCTGGCGACAATCTTTGTTTTACATAGTTGTAAGGGTCTCTTTTGCTATCCATAATAAACCAGCTAGTAGCCGCACTAGACGATTTGACTAGCACAAAAGCAGGTCTAAAACCTGTGTAGATAAACGGCCCATCTGCCGAGCCATTCCCGGTATAGCTTCCGAAGGAACTGAAGCCTTCTACTTCTGCAAAGTTATATGTAACAACGTCATCCGAAACCACAAACGTATAATTACTTCTGAATCCACAAGTGGTAGATGTAAATCCAGAGTTACCCCAAATGTTAGCATCCGGCCCAAGTAAGGCAAAATTTTGCCCTAAGTACAAATAATTATTTGGATTAGGAAACGATTTGTGCCACACAAACCACTGAGTTGCCGATGTCTTTTGTGACTTCATTAAAACAAATGCGGGGCTGGTTCCAAGACCGTGCCCATAAGTTTTATCCACAGTCCCAGTTCCCGCATTAAACGTGGCAATACTAATCCCTGCATCAGTGTTAGCAGACACGGTAGAGGTTATAGAGCCGTCTGTGTTAGATACTCCAGAGCCGTTGCCTTTCCAGTTCCACGCTACATAGTCTTCAGCGTTGGTATTTACTGCTACGTTATTGCCAACAGAAAAACCGTTAGAGTCAAAACTAGATAGTGTCTGGGCATCTGTTGCTTCAGAACTATTTGAATTACTAATTAGATATTTAGTCGCACCACGCACGGCATCAAACAGCATATGGTTGTCAGCAGCGTCCCTATTTTTTATCCACGTGAAGTCAGGCTGGAAGTCAAGAGTGCTTATACTCTGGCTTGTTCCATTGCCTGTATAAAGGATTGGTTCAAATACTTCTGAAGTTATTGTTGCTGAGTTAGGCCCGATAGTGGGTTCTGGTAAGTTGGCTGTGCATAGTGCAAGAAAGCCTGAAGGCACTGAATACAAGAAATCCCCTATGCCATTTTCATCTGCATAATTCCCTGCTGTTTTACGCCCAGAAAATGTGCTGTCCTGCCCACAATTAAGAATACTTCTAGTATAAGCGTTTAGTGATATGTAGCCTGAATTCCATATTACATATTCACCACTTGCTGAAGCACCATTTCCAGTATGTATATCACTGCCTATTGGGTTGGTTCCGTTAGCAGGGTCACCGCTAAGTATCCATGTACCATTGACCCTAACCCATCCTTTACCTGCATCCAAGTCAATAGCAAAACCAACTACTCCCCCTGCAATACCAGCGTCAGGAACTAGCCCTAAAGTTAGATAGTCTGGCTGACCGTTTCCTCCCCAAGCATAAGCTTCGCCGTTCCAAATAGACCAATATCCCAAATTACCCAGAGTTGGCGATTGCGTCCCAGCAGCATATTTTTCTGCGTCTTCTTTGGACATAATCCCCATTATAAACGCACCGTTATAAACCGACTCCAAACACATTTCAAAATATACTTTGCCATTTTTAGGTAAAGTCATTGTAGAAAATGAAGGCCACATCCCGCTCCCTGCAGAACCAGTGTAATTTGCTAACATGTTTCCATCAGAAGTTGAGACTCCTGTCTGCGAAATACCTTTAAGCAATGGGTTCCATGTAG